CATTTATAAATTGGCTGATAGGCAGCGAAACAATCAATGAGGGTGTGATATCTAGACAAGTATTGAATAATGTTGATATAACTGACCAAGTTATTATATTTTCTGAAGTATATGATAAATCTGACGCTACTGTTACAACACGTATAGTTATAAGGAATGCTTCTAGCAATGGCACTTTTATTTTCAAATTCTTTATAAATAACGTTGAAGTTCTGCCTTCTTCTACTTTAACTGTTACTGGTGGTAGTGGAACTGTTATAACTCAAAGTAAAGGCGTTTTTGTTGAGAATGGCGATACCATAACTGTTACTGTTTCTGCTAATTCATCTAACGTTGATGTTAATATTGAAACTATATTATCTTATTAATGTAAACACTTCATCAAATACATTGTTATAAACACCGTTTTGTAATATTTCATTAGTGTTTTTTGGTAATATGTTTTGTCTGACACCTGGAGTGGCGTTGCATGATATTTTGGTCAAACCGCGTTGTTCTTCTGGCGCGGTTTGCTTTTTGATTTTATCATTTTTTATTATCACCAGATTTTCCTCTGGTATATCTTTAACCGTCAAATACAACTTTTATCATTTGGTTACGTTGTAGATTGTCAATCTGACATTGATTAATATGGTCTTTGGGCAATGTTACTTCTGTCCCTGGATTTAATCTCACTTGTTGTTCCGATGAATAAAACTCACCTTCTGGTGGTCTTACATGTAGAGCTAACATTTGATTAGATTTATTATATATTTTAACAATTTCTGTCTGCTTAGCCATTACTGCCTCCGTTTAACTCTATTCTTGCCTTTAAAGCGTCTGTCACTATACTAGCCCAAGACGGTATTCCTCTTCCTACAGACACTTCTAATGGAGTAATAGAGTTAGATGATGTTTGCTCTTTTGTAATTTTGGGTACGCCAAGGACTGTTTTACTAATTACCTCTGGTAAAGGCAAAAAAGCTTCAGCTGTCATGGACACTTCATACTTAACAGTAGCATTCTGGTCAAATCCAACTTCTTTATCACTAGCGTCTACAGAACCTCCAAATCTTAAAGTAATGTCTCCAGACAGATTAGCCATATCTATTCTAAAAACTGCAAGTGGGTTAAATCTTGTCAATATTTGATATAAAGCATATTCAGCATCACGTTTATGTTCTGTCCATATAAATAATTTATAGTCAACTAGAAATGGCAAAGGTCTAAAAACTTGCGCAACCATATCGCCGCGTGTACTTAAATATCTTATAGACATAGGGTGATATTTAGGGCTAAATTTCTCTGGATAAAACTCATGACTTTCTCTGCTTAATGATGCTACAGGCAGTCGTGCTTTACCTTCTTTTAAATCGTCACTCCATATTAAAATGCTTTTATCACCACCAGCAATTTTCACTCTTAGATACCGATATGCATCTTTTGTAGGTATCTTAATACCAGACCAATACTGCTTCATTGCTTCGTCTAAAGCTCTAAATCCAGGAACAACATGCTCCTCGACATAGTCTGGGTATTCTTGGCTGTCTTTGAATGGTGATATCCTGCCACCTTGATGATCAGAATTTTGTCTTACACCAGGTATTTCATTTACTTGAAATGGAATGTTTGATCTATATTCTGGTTGAACTGTAAAATCTGATACAAAATTATGTATTGACATTAGAGATTAAATCCTTGTAGCCATTTAAAGAATGTCATTTCGTGACCTAACACGCTATAATAATATATATTTTTATAGACATTTGGCACTTTAAAACCGGCTCCTTCTTGAATTAATTCTTCGTTGGAAACAAACACTTTTTTCTCTCCAAACATATTATCAGTATTAAATGAATATCCGTCGCCTTCATTTGTTATGCCATTGATTCGGATTAGATCTTTATAATAAGTCAAATCGCCGAGGCTATGCGCGGCTTCTAGCAATTTATTCCATTGCCTTCCTGTCGCCATATAGTATATGTTTAAACCATCTCTAAATATATGGTCAAGTTTATCTTCAAAATGTTCTAAATTATTGTCAGATTCACCACCATTGTTTATTTTATCAATTTCGTTCATATAATGAACGATTTCTTTTATGCTTTTATCTTCATATTCAGGCGATCTTTTTTTAGAATAATAAGTATATATCGCCATAGCGCCGTGTGAATTACTTAGCACATCTATATATTTATCATTAAAGTTTCCAGCTATGGCTAACTGTTTGGCCATAGCATCTATCATTTGATTAGTGCGAAATTTATTAGTTGTTAATTTTAAGTTATTAATATTACTAGCCATTTTATCATAATAATCGTCAGTCAATATTAATCTAAATGATTCATGTGTGCCGATTTCTTCGTCGTTGACATCCATGATTTGATCGAAATTCGATGTGAATTGTATAAGCGGCTTACCATTATTATAGGTAACGCCAATCCAAGCATATTTTTTAATATAATATTCTGCTTGACAATCAGGATAGCTACGTCTAGTACACCACTTAGTCCCCTCGCCGATATCCTTCAAAGCTTCTGCGTCTGTTACTTTATATATTTTATATTTATCATTTTCTCCCAACAGTTCAACGCCTTTTATGCTTGACGGATTTAGATTATTGCCGCCTTGTCTTTTACTAACTGAACCGATATATGGTTCTAATGTTGTTTCTAATTCATGTAGTGAGTTATATTTTAGTATGTCTTTTACTTCTAGATTGCGTTGATATTTTATGAAGTTTTCTAATGCTTCTCTCGTTCTATAAGTGTCTTCTGGAAGTTTAATATTTTGTTTTAATAATAATTTTAGGACATAGTTTTTATATTTTCTGCCTGTTGGGTCTGCATCGGTCAATAATTTATTTAATTCATCTATAGATATGTTTAGCTTTTCTGCTGTTTGTTGCAGTATCTGGTTATTTTCTGTTATTAGTGTTAATTTCATTTGTTTGTTTATTTTGGCAGATCGAATACACTTAATCCGTCAGTTCCTAATAACATATCAGAAATATCATTGCCAACCAATGAAGCTAATTCGCCTTTTTCAGCTATAGTTTTCGCAAATTTTAAACCTTGAGCTATGAAATTCATAACTTTATCATTATTGCTATCTAGTCTATTGCCATTGTAGTCTAATGTCACAATATTTTCATGTTCATCCATAGCTGAAATATTATCGTCGCCTACTATTAAATAAATTAAATCTTCATCATTTATGATTATATATACCTTACCTTTAATATCTAATGATTTCTCATATTCAATGACATTTTCTATAGATGGTAAATTAGACAAAGCTTCATCTTTTGCTATATCATGTAGCATTGTTACAAATTTAATAACTTCTTCTGGATAGTCACTACTGCCAAATTCCATATCAGCTGCAATATTACGCCAATGATTGGCATCTATAACCAATGGATTGCTAATAGAAACAGAATTATTAGCCCATTTACTTAATCTATATGCTATTAATTCTTTTGGTAAACCAATTCCAAAATCTTCACTATAATCGTTCAAAACATGATATAATTCTTCTAGATATGGTTCAAATTCCCATTCAGAAGGCATTCCAGATGTTGATGATATTATTTCAATTATATCTTTATTTCTCCAATTATGTTTTGGGTTTATTTTAGTTTCTAAGTGTTTATAAATAACTTCCGAATTTTTAGTGACCCAATCTATTAATATCTTATCATATTTGTTCATTTTATAGCCTTGGTTTTAGTATTTCCATTTGAATAAGTTATATTTTTAAAAAATACACCTATGTTAAAAATACTTTAGAAAGAAGAAAATTATGAATATTGTTTTCCAACTTGAAATAATGTCTAACAACACTGTTGTTATACCAGGATGTGAATCTGCCACAACAACATCATCTAAAACACTATCAGCAACATTGCGATGCCCAAATGTGACTATCAGTGTTAAAAAAGCAATGGAAGCGATACCAGGATCGACAATTAGATATGGTATAAATTTTAACGTCTATAACCAAAGACAAAAATGGTTAGTATTACCACCCATAGAAATAAATTGCAGTTGCGATTCAAAACCTGATTACTATCAAATGCTAAGAGATGCAGCTGCTGAAGTGACTGTAGAAACAGAAAACATGGATTATTGCGGCATAAATGGCTCAGGATTTTGCCCATCACCAGATTGGAAAGATGCAGAACCACCTCCAGCTGACCCATATCATTCAGAAGGATCGTTCACACCAGGTATCGGTTTGCTGCCACCAGTTCCACCATGGAATACAAAATGACGATACATAGGTTCGCAATAGAGCAAACTATAGATCACTCGCTAATTCATGAAGACCAACGATCTGATATAGATCAAAGGCATACAGCTTTATCGTTATATGACACTGAAAGTAATGATGTAAAATTAGCCAGAAAGATGGCTGACGAAGCCATAAATGTTAGCGGCGCTGAAGTTAAATTATATATAAGAACTGACAATCAAGATTATGATCCAGTTTGGGATAGTGACCCAGATCCGACATATTGGAAACCATACTATTTAAAAGGGTTTTTTAAACCATCGCAATTGGAGGCAGAACTTAATAAATGGGGCGTTAATGTTATAAATAAGATAGAAATAGTGTTCAGTTTTAGAACAATATATATGCAATTTCTTGAAAGAATGATAAGAACCGGCGACGTTGTGCAAATACAATATAATTCATCGGGCATAAACCCTAAAAGTTACAGAGTTGTTAATGCTACACCGACTGGCAATTTTAGATATACATGGTTATATTTTACATGCCAGTGCGAAATATTGACAGCTGATGTGACTGTAAGACCAGAAGACGATTTAAAAGTTATAAATGACGATGATACAAGAGGTACTTATTATGAGTCGCCGTGAAGAAATTAAACATATCAAAAATCTTATAGTTGTAAAATCAGCTGTATTGTTAAACAATATACATAAATCGATTGTCGATAAAGTTAATGAAACAGATTGCATTGTTAATAGTAATAAGATAAATGAATCTGCTGTTGACATAAATATTGTTACTGGTTCTAAACAAAATTTAGATGAAATTAAAGATAAGATTATAAGTATTAGGAATTATTATAAGCAATAATTACATTAAATATATGCCCAATGGCTCGCCTAGTTTTATGGCTTTATCTATTATTTCCTCTTTTGCTTTTTCTCCTTCTTGGACAAGTTCGTTTCCATCAAATTGTATACTTCCGCCATCTGGGGATGGCATGCCAGCTACTTTTCTTCTGGCGCTTCCTATGGCTATTCTTGCTTCTGCCAACATCATATCATACGCTAATTGTCTTGCCTGTGGTGATCTGAAGTAATTTACAACTGGTATGTATAATACAAGCACTGGGAATACGCCTTTAGGCGATGGATACATTCTTATAAGCTGTTTTGTACAATCTCCATCTACTTCGTTTATTACTTCCCAATGGCCCTCTAGCGACAATATTCTACTTGAAAATTTTCTATATGATTGTAAAAGATTATAATCTAGTAAGAACGATTGGCTTCCAGAAACATTTGCTACATTGAATACGAAATTTCCAGCTCCGAATACGTCATCTATTATAGTTGTGTTTGGTGTCCATGACACTTCTTGTATCCAATACGCATCTTTAGGCATTGGATAGGTTGATTTTAGCGGTTGTGTGTAGAGAACAGCCAGTCGTTGCTCTCTTGGGAAGTACCCCGCTATAAAATCGCCTGCTACCCTCCATATTGCTTCCCATTGGTCCTCAAATATTTCTACATCTATATGCGGATATCCTAATTTAGATAGTATAAACTTCTTCATAGGGTTTGTGTCCATTTTGCAGACCACTGGCAGATCTGCTGGACCTATGATAGCCATTGTATTGCCTTATGATGGGAAGTGTATGCCTCTGTTGCCAAACAATATACCACTGTAATTTATTCTATTTACAGTTACAGTTACCCATCCTGGCAATTCATCTATTGCATTTTCAAATATGGTTTTTAATGCTAAAACTTCAGAATTGATGGTGGTGTTTTGGTTATTTTCCCATAATGCTGCATTGTTGCCCTCATATGTTGTTCCACTGCTTATTAATTGATTTACTGGATGCGGGCTTGTGTTTGTAGATGTCGATTTATAGAACCCTGTTAGTGACAATTGAGCTGGAGCTTGCCCGAATTTTGGTATTGTTCCGCATCCAGCTGCATAACTGCTATTACCTCCTTTTGCTCTTCCGCTTCCATTAAATTGTTGACCGCCGCTTGGATTTGCTAAACTTAAATTTTCGTTGTCTGCTAATCCTTCAAATAAGTATACAGCTATTTTTTGCATGTTTCTTATTTTTTCGAATCTTTTGTCACCTTCTTGGTTTGCTGTGAAATACGCAGTGAATGGGACCCATTTTGTCGTCATGGAATTTCTCCATTTGTATAAAGTAATGGGCTATCAATTGATAGCCCATTTAAGAAATTTGAAGCTGTCAAGTTGGTCTTATAAAGACCGCGCTTCGCCATGAAGATCTTCAGTCAAACCAGAAGCGGTTGATTCAATGAAGTGATCTTGGCCAATCTTCTTAGCAAAGTTAGCACCAGTGATGCCAGCTTGAGCATCTGCTAACGATACTGAAGATTTCACACCGACAACAATTGGGAAACCGCGACCGCTCTTCATTGCAGGCCCCATGTATGGGCTGAAATCAGAAAGCGATGAATCGCGTGTTTTTACTTCAACATAAACTTCGTCGCCAGGAACTGATAGAACTTCTGGCCGAAGTCTCTTAGTCAAAGAAGCAACTGAATCGTTACCATTGTATTGGCGATAACTTCTTACAGTGCGGTAAACTTTGATTGATGTGTTTAATGGTTGAGCTTGCGACATTTTTAATCTCCAATAAAGTGACTTCTAAATATATCTTTGCATAAAGATTTAATTTAATGATTTGACTTCTTAAACGATTCAATTTCCTCAATAACCATCCATTTAACAAGTTCATTAAACGTAGTTTTATGCTTCCAACCTAGATTGTTAACAGCTTTGGATGGATCACCGAGAAGTAAATCGACTTCGGCAGGACGCATAAAAGCTTTGTCTATACATATATGATCTTCGTAATCTAAACCAACAACTTTGAAAGCTAAATCGACAAATTCTCTGACAGAATGCGTTTCGCCAGTAGCGAAGATATAATCATCTGGGTAATCCTTTTGCAATGACAACCACATACCTTCAACATAATCTTTAGCACTACCCCAATCACGCTTTGCATCTAAATTGCCAAGTCTTAATTTTTCTGGTGTTTTATTGTTCATGATATCATTATAAATTTTAGCAACAGCAGCAGCTATTTTCTTAGTCACAAATTCTTTACCACGTCTTGGGCTTTCGTGATTATAGCATATACCACTTACAGCGTATAAATTATAACTTTCTCTATAGTTTATAGTTATCCAATGGCCATAAAGTTTAGCAACGCCATATGGACTTCTTGGGTAAAAAGGTGTTTTTTCTGTCTGTGGTGTTTCTTGCACTAGACCAAACATCTCACTAGATGATGCTTGGTAAAATCTTGCAAATGGGCACACTTGTCTTACAGCTTCAAGCATTCTTGTTACACCTACAGCTGTAATATCTGCTGTTAAAACAGGTTGGTTCCAACTAGCAGCTACGAATGATTGCGCTGCTAAATTATAAACCTCATCTGGCATAACGTCTGTAAATATTGAATTAATAGATGATTGATCGGTAATATCACCTTGATGTAGTATGATTTTATCTAATATACTAGATATTCTTGTATAGTCAGACGTACTTGTTCTTCTGACTATACCGTGAACTTCATATCCTTTTTCTAATAATAGCTCTGCTAAATAACTTCCAGATTGACCACTGACACCACTAATTAATGCTTTTTTCAGACTCATTGGATCTTTCGTAGTTCTACTTCTAGTGTGTTGAGTTGTTCCAATAATGGCAATATTCTGATCGTGTATGTACTACCAAAAGTTTGACTTATAAAAGTTTGTCTTTCTTCATGAGACATATTATCAAGGACATTGCATGATCGTAGCATATCATCGTTTTTTAAAGCATTGGTAGATAATAATATAGCGTCAATTTTATTTTTCGTACTTCTCCATTGATTTGATAATATATCATGTCTAGAGTTATTATCTGTTTTATGAAGTTCAACAAGCTGCTCAACACCTTTTTTAATTTCATCTTTAATCATCAAACACACCTCCAAAAAGTAATTAGAACTATAATTTACTTACTAAAACAAATAGAAGAAAAAACAATGAAAAAAATACTTATTAATTTCAATGATGCGGAAGAAAGAGACTATTTTATAAATTATATCAAAAATTCGAATGATCCAAAATTTAAAGACATAACAGAAAAAATTGTATACGACCCTAGGACAATATCTGATGATTCAAGTGTTATACATGCAGTTTTCATAGATGGGCAAAAAGTTACAGATGGCAAACTTGAAGATATGTCAAAATATTTTAAACAAGAAATATCGAGACATTCTGCAAAAGTAGAACTTAAAATATTAACAGATGGTAATTGGGTGACAGTCCAAAAACGTGCTAAAAAATTATAACATTTCAGTTTCTAGTTTTTTTAGCTTGTTCCTTTAAATCGTATAAGAATACTAAATATTCACGATAAACTCTCGCACTTTTATATATAACAGGCTCAGCTTCAGGCCATTTATCTTTAATAATATCTTTAGCGTATTGGTAAGCCCACTCAGGATCTTGTATAATATATTGCTCAGCTTCAGGCCACCTCTCCCGCCCATGCGCGTAAGCATATTTAAAAGCGAACATTGGGCTTTGCATAATATATGGCTCAGCTTCAGGCCACTTATCTTTGATAATATAAACAGAATATCTATAAGCATATTCAGGATCTTTCATAATATATGGTTCAGCTTCATACCATCTAATTATTGTTTTACTATGATTACTGTCATCATTAATAACATAGCGAGCATAATAATATGCATTTTCAGGGTCTTGTATGATATATGGTTCAGCTTCATACCATCTATCTTTCATTACATGGCAAGCATAAGAATAAATCAAATGCGGGCTTTCGATTATTATAGGTTCTATATCTCGCCATCTGCCGTTTACAACAAACCTCGCATAATTGTATAATATGTCTACTTCATCATGTAAATCAGGTGCTGGAATAAGGTTTGAAATATTAAAATTAACCTCTTCATCGTTTACATCCATAACTTGACTATAATCAGAAGTAAACTGAATAAATGGCTTACCATCTTTATAAATAACCCCGATCCAATTATATGTATTAATATAATGTTCAGCCTGACAATCAGGATAACTACGTCTAGTACACCACTTAGTCCCCTCACCGATATCCTTCAAACTTTCAATATCTGACACTTTATAAGTTTTAAATTCGCCATTGTTTAATATCAGTTCGACCCCTGGCAAACTCGATGGATTTATATTATTACCGCCTTGTCGTTTGCTGATGCTCCCAATATATGGTTCCAATGCTGTTTCAAGTTCGTGTAGTGAGTTATATTTTAATATATCTTTAAATTCTAGATTGCGTTGATATTTTATGAAGTTTTCTAGTGTTTCTTTTACTCTATAATTATCTTCTGGTAGCCTGATATTATCCTTGTTTAACAGTTTTAATATGAAGTTTTTGTATTTTCTTCCTGTCGGATCTGCGTCTACTACTAATTTATTTAATTGGTCTATAGATATGTTTAGTTTTTCTGCTGTTTGCTGCAGTATTTGATTATTTTCAATTATTAATGTTAATTTCATAGTTTATTTTTCATGAAGATCGCTATGCCCCAGTAGATATAAATCTAGAAACTGATAAAACTCTTAAAGGGTCCTTACGTAAAACAAAATACAATTTAATATTTATTAAATGTCGATCTTCATCAGATTCTATTTCGATATTAGTTAATATGACTCTAGGTTCATACTTGGCAACTTGAGCACTAATATCGTCTTTAATGCTGACAATCATATTAATATTAGAAGGCTCAAATATTAGAGATTTAAGTCTAACACCATAATCTGGCCGCATTACACGTTCACCAACTTCAGTATACAAAAGAGACAATAAATCGTTTTTAATAAGCTGTTCATCTTCTTGGCGATGCATCACGCCAAAATTGCTTATAAACGGCATGTTAAACCCATAAAAGTCAGCCATTATTTCACCACCATAGACAATTCGCGTAATGTATCAGTATTTTGTTTAATTTCTTCAGATAGAGTATTTGAATTTATAATTAAACCATTAATTTCTAATGTTATATCAGATATTTTAACATTCAATTTAGCTATAATATCATCTAACCCATTTAACAATTTCATACTAGCAGCAGTTTTATTTAATTCATTTAATATTTTTTGTTTTTCTTGTATATTATAATCAATATTGTACTTATCTTGGCGTTGATTATTAATTAATTGAGACAGATCATTATATTGCTTTTTAGAAGTTTCAATAATTCTATTTATTTCAGTATCGTCTAGCCCCATAGATTTATAGTCGAATTTATTAATATTATGTTGTGTATCTATAGCTGATTGCGGTTGTTGATCTACAGTAACTACATCATATGTTGTAAAATCTAATATTTCGCCTATATTATATTGCTTTTTATTACTTAAAGCATCAGATGGATTTGATTTAATACTAGAATAAATTAATTGTCTATCTTGTTCAACATAAGAATAAACAGGCTTATTTGCATATATCGAAATCGGTGCTTTATTAAATAAAAACGAAGATCGCGGCGGGTTTTGGTTACTAATAGTAAAAGTTACATTGCCAGCTTCGTTGCCGGTTGGGAGAATCTTGTTATACGAACCTGTTGGATATTTAATTATCATATTTTTATATTTAAATTAAATTTTATGTTCAACTTCATCAATTGGGCATTCTTTATATGGCCCATTGTATGTTTTACCTCTGTCGTTAGGTTCTATTTTAGATGGTAAAACTGGTGGTAAAACATATTGCACTGACGATCCGCCAGGTCTTGGTGATCCACCGCCAGGCCCAGGCATTACGCCATTGATATAAGCATTAACTTCTTTAGCGTTAATAGTTGTATTTGTATCTATTACACTGCTTAGTGTCAACAATGCGCTATTTGCTTGCATGTTAATAGAAGATCCGCTGATATTAACACTGCCTTTTGCTTTAATATTTATATTATTGTCAGACAATAAGTTAATGTCGCCTTTGCAATATAATTGGATCTTGCCGCTAGATTCATCATTATATATAACTATTTGTTTAGATTCATCATTAAACCATTGATACATTTTAACATTTTCTTTAGCTCTCCATATACTAAGATTGTATAGTTTACTAAACCACATCCCTCTATGTTCGCTATCGACTAATTCTGTCCAAGGGCCATCTCCTTCTCTGCCATCTCTTGCTTCAAAACCTTGATTTAATGAACCTGAATCTGAATATACAGATGGTTTATCAGGAGCTATACCATTATTAGACCTTGTTTTAAATCTAATATACTCATTATCATGGTCTATTTTAAGATGGTGGCTGTCTTTTTCAGGGTTTTTAATCATGACTGGTTTTCTGATAAATTCATTTTCTTTTGTACCCATCCATTTTGAACTCCAATCTTTGCCTAATCCAGACGTTAATATTAAATATTGATACCTATCATTAATTTCAATAGATTGGCCTAATGGTGTACCCCAGCTAGTATGGTTAGCTTCATCATTCTCATTAAATTCCCAATAAAAGCCTCTTTGATTATCAGCATCTGAACTTGAGCTGCTTTTAGATGACGGGCTACGCCTACCTTTTATTAAAATCCCGTTTGCTCTTGGAGTTTCCTTACCAGTGGCATCTTCGCTATCGCTTCCTCTATCGTCTATAACTATTTTATATCCATACCTAGATATAAACCTCATCCATCTTGCATCTTTATCTTTCCAAATTTCATCTTCTTTTTCTATAGAGTTATCGAGTGTTTCTAATAAACTTCTTTTGATATATTTATCATTTTGCGGATGAGAACCTTTATCTGAAAACTGCATCAACATACCACCTTTAGTTCTTACTTTAAACCATCTATAATCGTTTTTACTTTCCTTAGATAATATAGCTTCATTGCCAAAATCTGAATATCTCGATTTGCTTTCTATCGGCCCTGCCTGTGCCCATCCTGTGTCACGCATTTGCAATAATGTTCCATACCTAGTTAACAATGTTATGCCACGTTGGTCTGCTCCATCTATAGCACCGCCTGAATCTGACGACGCTGGTTTATCAACATTTAGAATCTTTTGAAGGCTCTTCCATCTTTTTATTTCAAATTCTTCATCTTTTTCAAAATCTCCTTCAAATTCTCCATATTTTCCTTCTTTTTTCCAATAATAACCTATATCAGACATTAACATTATACATCCATACTTCGTTACTCTTACACTATATTTCTGATCTGGGTTGTTAACTTCTGGTTGGTATGCTTTATAGTTAAAATCTGCACCTGTTATAGCATCATGATCTGGCGGTGGTGGAGCTGCTTTGTGTTCCGTTGGATAAAACCCAACTGATGAGTGTATGTCCATTGTACCATATCTGTCAACTTCTCCATATTTCATAGGTCTGCCATCTTTTGGCAAATAATCTTTGTCATAATCTTCTGGTCTTTTTTGACTTTCACCATTTTCATTGACTGGTGTTGGTGTTATAGTGTGCACTTTTTGATATGGATATAATTTTCTCCTTGTAGGCTCTGCGAATCCTACTATTACCGGTTTATATGGGTGTTGTTTTTCAAATGCTACCCATACAATATCTCCTATACACGGTGAAACTATTTTACCCGCTCTTTTACCTCCTAAATCTTGTGATTGTTCCGCCCATGGGCATTGATCTGGCTTTAGATCATGGTCATGCATTTCAGGGCATTTTATTCTTACTCTGCCTATATTTAATGGATCATTTGTTTCTACAATTATAGCCCTATATTGCCCTTTAAACTTTTCATCTAAAGGTTTATTTCTTACATCGAATAGATCGTCTATTTCAGACATTTGTTATCCTATTTTAATTGTGTTTTCTATTTTGATTTTACTTGTCGATATTTCTTTATAAGCTTTATAAGCCTCTGGAGCGTTTTCTTTTATCCAATTTATTTTGCCCCACAAATCTAACTTTTGAATCTCTTTACTGTTACTTTTTAATATTTCAATTGTCGATTGATCCAAAACAGCTGAATCTAAACCGCAAAGCCTATTCTCTTTTTCACCTAGTTTTAATAATAGTATATATCTAGAGCAATTGTAATTTAATTGTAAAAGGTCCATAATGGCATCTAAACCACAAATTGAATCTAAACCACAAATTCAAGTCAGATTTGACATAACTGGTGACACAGACTACGGTTATTTATTTACAAAATGCATATATAAAGGGTTATTAAACAAAGGATACACCGTAAAAATAACATTATCAGATACTAACTATGGCGTATTAACTAAATTGATAGAAGATGGGTATTTTACAAATGCAAGAATAAATCCTATAAAAATAAAATTCAAATTATTATGGAGCGCACAAGCAAAATATCCTGAAGGTGCTACAAAAGAGCAGGAAGCAATTATAACATCAATGCGGACATACAGTGACGGATTCGACAGAGCATATACAGAATTCACAGCTATAGATCCACCTTCTTATTATTTAAATCAAGGCGATGGGTCTGGCAAAGCATATAAAGGTAAATTAAGCTCAGTTATAAAATCAGTAGTAAATGAGTATGCACCTAAAATAAAATTAGATATAGATGATACATCAGATTCAGATAAAAACACATGGTGGCTATTAAGGCAAGATCCAAAGAATTTTATAATTAATACATTATCATTCGTCCCATCTTTTAACAAAAAGAAAACTAATTGGATGATAACTCCAAATAATAGTTATCTGAGTATTAAAGAGCAAGGGAATGTAATAAGCAAATACAGAGCATACTATAGATATTGGAATGGCACTAAAGATACTATTAGAAGCCATAATCTAACAGCTGACAATTACTTATCAATATTAGACACTAAAATAGTAACACAAGGATTGTCAACAATATCAGGCCGATATTTTGATAATGTAACAGATAAAAAGGAAGAATATACAGTAGTAAAAGATTCAAATACAGAAACCAAACAAACAGCTAAAATAGATGAAAAAAGCAGCTTTAAAAAACCACCAGATGACCCAAACACTAAACCAGACAAAATAGGTGCAACATCTATTATATCAATGCCAGAACTATATTCAGCTGGTGATATAGGTTTGAATTATAAAGATTATATAGATAGTAAAGCACGTTCAATGTGGTTAAAACAATTAAACAGCCTTGTAAGGATGACATTAAGAGTTCCAGGCCATGGTGAATGGTCAAATTGTGACGGTTTAGGTATAGACACAATTTATATAAATTGGTTTAAAGGTAAAATGCCTGACGATAATGGAAGGAACAGATACTTTATAAGTGGAAATTGGATAGTATATGGTTTTAAACATGAGATGATAAATAATAGTTGGAACACAGATCTATATTGTGTAAGATTTGACCAAAACGCTAAATCAAAAGTTGTAGGCAGCAGCGATTAATTTATATATAGAAATTGCTCTAATGGGTACTTTACAGTATCACCAGCTGTCGGCCAATTTATATCAGTTACATTGTTAAAAGCTATGAGAACCCAAAACAATTCTGGTATCCCATATATCTCATTAGATATTAAGTCTGGTCTGCCTTCATATGATGAATCTACTATAAAATTGCCTATTTGGTCCTCGGCTAATTTGTTCTTTAGGAATGACGGTTTAACCCAAGTCCCCAAAGCTATGTCGCCTTCGACATTTACATATTCTGTATTATTAAATCTTGAGAATTCTTGTGCCATATTAATACCAATCTGGAGTCATCGGTTTTAAACCATTGACAGCGTACAACGTTTGCCCTGAATTTGCTGCGCTCTCTTTTTTAATATCATCAGTCCAAACTCTAAAATCAACAGTAACATCAGTTATTAATGGGTAGGCTGCTATGTCACTTTCACTATTGTCGTTCATATCCCTAACGATTGTGTCGCCATGTTTAATATCTACAGATTTTAATCTGCCGCTTATTGGGTCTTTACCACCTATTGCCCATAATTTAAAATCAACTACAAGATTATCTCTATTATTTGCTTTGTCTTTAATTATAGCATAATATGATCTTATTGTTCTAATATTTTTTGTTATTCTATCAATGTTCCATCTAAAACCATCTACAATATACCTCCAAGTTATCGACATTTCTCTATTACTTCCAATAGATACTACAACAGATTTGTCGTCCCCAGCTAAATCGCTATCTGTTTTCCATTGGCCTCTTCTGTTGTCGCTTGTAACTTTTGGAGGAAATTGAAATTGGATTTGACCAGACGCCTTTGTATCGCTTCCAGGTGAAAAGGAATTGAAACCAAAAACGCCGTTGGTTTTCAATTTCATATATGCAGCGCTGCAAAGTAGTTCATCAAAATCAGTATAAATCATCTGCGCCATAAATTACCATTTATTTAAATTGGTATCATTATCGTTATTCATAGCTAATGAATTAGCTAAAGCATCAATTGTATCTTTTATCGCAGGGTCTTTAACACCAGCTAAAATATTATTAACTCCAACAAGTAATTTTTCTAACAATTCATTTTGAACAGCTAATAAATCTGAATCTTCAACATTTTCATTCGCTTCCTCAGTGACTGTCTCTCTAACCATATTAATACTATTAGCTCTAACGCTATCAGCTCTAGATCTATCAAATGATCTAACACTATATCCAACATTTTTAGATAAAACACTATCCAATCTGTCGATAGATTTTTCAATTTCTGTTATATTATTATTAATGCTAACGACAACATTATCTAATGAATCGATAAAACCAAAACTACTATCGACTTTAGACATTTTATCTATTACAACATCAAATCCTGAAACATTTAATTTGGAAAAATTGTTAGCAAAATTATTAATCTTAGACGATATAATATCAATATTTGATAAAGCATCAGCATCAGATAGTACATTCGACAAGTGTTTAAATGACATATCAAGCTTATTTGAAGCAATATCTAATTTATCAGACCCAACACTTATAAGTTCGGCACTAACAATAATATCATTTGAAATAGTTGACAATTTATCAGTAGAAACATTATTTAATTCATTAAACGACGTTGAAAGTTTACTTAATGAGTTAGATACATTATCTAGCAATGGTAAAACTGATTGATACCTTTTAATTGACCCTTCAAAAGAATTTAAACTTTCAATAAATGATGCAGAAGAATTACGTATTGTTTTAGCCATAGATATCATGAGCTTTGAAACAATATAAGATCCCTGATAAGCAGCATAAACACCAGCTATTAAAACAGGCATTGACAATAAAAGAGAAGCACCGGCAGCAATAGCAGCAGACCCAGCAGCTACCATAAAACCAAAACTTGCTATTAAAGCTATTCCGGCTATAACTAATGCCGCGCTAGCCGCTATAAACAAAACAGAAGCGGCAATTAAAATGCCACCGCTAGTTAATAACACCATTGATCCAGATCCTATTAACATAGAAGATAGGAATATCATACTAGCGCTGGCTAATAAAACGCCAGACCCAATTAATAATATTCCAGATCCTATAGCTAACCCTACTGCCGCGACGCCTAATATTGTTGCAGCTGCTATTAAGACACCAGAAGCTACAGTTAACATCACAGCCCCGGCCATTAATGACACTGAAGCTGTTATCATCAATAGCCCAACAGCAACAAGTATCGTTGATGATATCGCCAGTATACCTACTGAAACAGCAAATCCTATTGCAAAATTCACTAATTTGCTATAATCGATAGCATCTAGTATTTTTAAGAAGGCATCGAATGCTGATACGACAGTTTGTATAGCTAAAGCAATTAAATATGCTCCAGCGCCTACCATTAAAAAAGCTGCTCCTAATGCTAATAATCCAGGTGCTGCACCCATAGCTAAATAACCAAGGCCTACTAATACAAGACCTAGTATGCCTATTGTTGTTATCATACCTAATATTGCAGGTATTGCATTCCACCCCATTTGTGCTATTAGGTCTACCGACATTGCAAAGAAGTATGCTCCTATACCTACCATCATTAAAGCCGCCCCTACAGCTAATAATGGTAACATCACTGGCGCTACTGATCTACCTAAAGCTAATAACCCTTGACCTATTCCTTGCAATATTGTCATTATAGATGTTCCGACTGCTCTAGCCATTATTATAAGTGCTTGTCCGAATCCTGTAGCTGTTCTTATAACCATATTCATAACACCTGGTATTCCTAATAGAACACCAAATAAACTAGCGACTGTGGCTGCAGCCATTATAAACATTCCAGCTAATATTGGCAGCCCAACTATTAAGAATTTTACCCAATATATTGTATATGCCGCTATTGGATGCAATGATGATATTACATCTAACCATTTTTTGGTTTCTGTCACAACCCATGCTATACCTTTTACAACCCATGCTAATGTTTTTAAGAATGGTAATAATACTTCTGCGGTTACTTCATAGAATGTGTCCCATATTTTCTTTATATCATCTCTTAATGTGTCTAATGTCCTTGAAAATTCTTGAGTGCCTGTCATACTTTCATTTATAGCGTTGACAAATTTTGACATGTCAACATTACTTCCCATTTCTTTCTTTACTTGCGCTAATTGTCTCCATGTTTCATATGCTTCATAACTTACAAACCCATAAGCTTTAGCGTTCTCTCTCATCATTAGATCATATTTTTTCCCCTTTACGCCGCTAGCTTCAAGTTGTTTGCCATATTCGCCTAATGCTTCAGCAGCTTTTAAGTTTACATCCATGAATTCTTCTGCTGTGTCAACATCTTGCCAATTCATGCCAGCTTTTTGTGATAGTGCCGCCAGTGCACTGATATCTGTTTGTGCAGCTTTTATTTGTTTAGAAATATCTTCGGCGTTTCTGCCTCTAGCGCCAGCTAAGCCTACAAATGCTGTCTCCATTTCTTTTATTTTAGCAAATGTCCCAGGTCCAAATGCTGCGTCAAAAGTTGCTGGATCTATCTCAGTGTCACTCAATAATGCGTTCATCTCTTGTGTGTTGATATTTAGTTTACGCATCATATCTGACATTTTTCCTAAACTGTTTGTAGTAGTGTCAGATGCATATCCAGCTGATCGTAATCTCTTGTAGTATTGAGCAAATGTGTCTTGCGATACTCCTGTTATTCTATTTAATGATCCTACATTACCTGCTAATTTGTGTATTTCTGATTTTGGCAGTTTAGCTGCTACTAGTGCCTTATATGCTGCTGTCGCTTCTCCAGTTAATAGATTATATTCTGCAGCGATATTCCTAACTTCTGCCGCTAGGAATCTCATTGAACCATACGCTCTATAGTTGTTTGTTACGAAGTCTTCTTGCAATTTAGTCGCATCATGCATCTTAGATATATAATGATTCATAATATCGTTTATATATAATAATGTTCTACTTATACTATCAAATGTTCTTTTTACTTCTCCAAATGTTTGGTGTAATCTATGACCTACATCATGTTCTTTATGCAATAATCCTAATTGTTCTTTATGCCCTACATTTTTCTTTTTTATTACGTCTGTTATACCTAAGAAATTTTTTAAGAATAGTTTTATAGTTTTTAGCTCTTCATCTGTAATATCGCTTGTTTTGTCTCTGAATTTAAATATTTTATCTTCATAACCCAATTGCGTTTTTAGGTCTTTAACATATCCTTTATTAGTTGTTACAGAATCGTTTAACATATCTCCTATTTGTTTAAATAATATAGATGTATCTGTAACTTTTGTATTTAATGACCCAGTATTTATAACAGATGTTTTTAAATATTCGTTTGTAACAGATGCTATTTGTCCTATCATATTTAATGCCGCATTTGCGGCTGTTGATACTTGTTT